GAACCAGAACCAGAACCAGAACCAGAACCAGAACCAGAACCAGAACCAGAACCAGAACCAGAACCAGAACCAGAACCAGAACCAGCCCCTGAACCAGAACCAGAGCCAGAACCAGAGCCAGAACCTGAACCTGAACCAGCCCCCGAGGAACCGGATGAACCGGAGGAACCTGTGCCAATGATACCCATACCCATTTTTATAGAAAATACAGACGATATCTTTGATAAATCCACATATACATTTATTCATTCAGAGATTCCAGAATATACCGTATATTTTTCCATTTACAGAATCAATAAAACCCGACCAGACCGACCTTTCTTACAATATCTTTGTAAAACTACAACAGACAATTCTCTGACATTTCCCCAAACCAAATATCAAAATACAGATTATCCTCCAAATGAATCATCCGATGATTCGTCTATCGACACCGTTTTCACAGAAACCATTACAAAATCCCTGTTGGACATTACGAAAGTACAGATTCCCGATTTTTCACAAATATACAGAGGTGTGATTCCAATGAGTATGGACCAAAAAACCAATACAATTCTGTTTGTTTTTGTAGATTTTTCAGAGATTGATACAGAATCTCTGAACAGTTCCGACAATTCCGACAATTCCCAAGAATCTTTACAATGGTGGTTGACTACCGATCTTACAGGGTTCTATATTGGACTCAATAAACACGAACCTATATTTCAAATTGATTCAAATGTAAAAATATTATTCAATGAACATTATGAAATTTCGATTTTAAAATCAAATGTATCCGAAAATTTGGAATCATCACCCGCCATAATAAAATCCCCATTAACAGTGTTTCTATGCAAATACGATGTAGGAACCACCACATGGTCAAACATAGGTACTCAAGAGGGCGCTGCCGCCACCGCAGTAGGGTCAAACAGTATATTTTTGTCTATGAACCGTCAAGACCATCCTTTTGGATATTATCCATTTGCATCCTGTAATATAATACAGGGAAATCAATTGTCAGAGATTAAGGGATTGGGATTAAAAAAATACGTATTTTTCGTCGAAGGATTTCAAAAAACATTGTATATACTTCCATCGGTTCCTGGTGGAGACGCCCCTAATCAAATAGACCTGTATGACGGTTCGGTGTTTAAACCGGTTTGTTTAGAAGAGGATCCTTTCTCTGAATCAAATCCGCAGAACGAAGACGACGACGAATTAGAACAAAAGAATTATTCTGCCATTTATTTTGAAGACCAAGGAAATGTCTTGTGGTGTGTCAAAAATATGAATCTATTGATGGAAAGTATGTAAATCATTTGTTTTGCGTAAAGTATAATATACGTAAAATAATATAAAATATATAATAAATATATTTTATGAATAAAATACCTATCAAAATCAAAGACAATATGTCTTCTCATGATTCATCGTGTTATCCAGATACAAATTGTTTCACATTTATTCGCAATCGTATAGAAAATGGGGATATTACAATTAACACTGGTGATATTGTCATTTATACAGACACAAATTTACAAAATATACATCCAAATGCAAAGACAAATATTGCATTATTAGTGGAAAGTCCCGAATATCATAAAGAATATTATGCATATATTGAAAATCATAACCATTTATTTGATAGGGTATTAACATTTTCCAAAAAATTATTAGACAAGGGAGAGAATTATAAATTCAATGTATATGGAACAACATGGTTGCATGAGTCATACAGAAGTATTTGGAAAAAGTCGAAATTATGTTCATTTATTATTTCAAATAAAACAACTACAAGTGGACATCGATTAAGACATCAAATGGTATATTATTTACATCAAACTGATTTATATGTAGATATATACGGAGGAAATTACAAAAAAATACCATATATGACACCAAAAGCATTTGACCCAGATCTATGTGGTGCACATATTACAAATGGAAAAATATTAGGACTAAAAGACTATATGTTTAGTATTGTAATCGAAAGTTGCAAAGAGGATTATTATTTTAGTGAAAAACTAATTGATTGTTTTTTATCTGGAACGGTTCCGATTTATTATGGATGTCCAAGTATACATAAATTTTTTAATATAAACGGAATAATTATGTTTGACACAATCGATGAATGTCTTGATATTATAAAAAATATTACACCAGAAAAATATAGTGATATGCTTCCATACATAGAGGAAAATTTTGCAATTGCCAAGAAATACGATGTATTTAAAATAGACGAAACGAATATAATAGATATAATTACACCCTTCAAGATTTAGAGCAACGCGTATTTTATTTCAGTATTGGTATATATTCTCTGAGAAATTAGTGGAAAGTAATTAAACCGGATGATAATTATTGTTGGACACATCAAGAATGGTAATTGAAACCTCGGACGTCGTCGTATTTTGAACATTGAAATCTTGATTCGTATTTAGTGGAAGGAGTTGTGGTGGTAGTTGGGGAGGGAGTTGAGTGGGGAGTTGTGGCGGTACTTGGGTGGTAATTGACTCCATACCTTGATTGATTTTTTGAATAAGGGTGGAAGAGGGTCTGGAGGATGTATATGGCGTGGAGGAAGACGATTGACCTTTGTTGTGTGTTTGACTTTTGGGTGTTTGTATTTTAGGAAGGGGGAGTTCGGTACCCGTCGCCAAATTATTAGATGAACCACTTATTAACATTTTGGCACTCGATACAATATTCGAAATCGGTGTAAAAAAATTGGAATAATAATAATTGGCGGTAACTTCGTGTTCGGGTTCTTCTTCTTCATCGATTAGATTTTCATCTTCGCTGTCGCTATTTTCCTTATATTTCAGAGATTTCAGTTTCTCGATATACCAATGATGTCGATACGTATTTGAACTCGTCAGTGTGTCACAAATATCCGGCTTTTTGACTTTCTTGAATTTTTTCCATTCTTTACTCCCCTCTTTTCCCACAAATGTCTGTTTGAATTGGCCAATGACAGACAGGGGAACAATCGGACTGGTTTCCATCAATCGGTCGAATTCTTGTCGGGTATGTTTGATAAAATGCCCCGCATCCATCCGTTCCGTCGGTGCTTTCGAAATCTCGATTTTGATATTCCGGGCAAATTTGTCCCACGCAATCGACATAACCCTGTGTGATTCATTTAATTCAGAGATTTTCAAATATTGTTGTATCGTGGTCAATATTCCAATAAAGATATTGACGGTACCAATAATCAATGGCGAATAAATACGTATATCTTCGGGCAATGTATTTTGTCCAAAAGAGGCCGTTCCGGTTATCGTAGACAATATAATGGTGGGAATCGTGAACCACGCATGTAGGAATGAAAACCGGTTATGTGCGCGCGTATTCAACCATTTGTAACATTGTGCAATGTCACACCATTCCACCAAGATTTCTTCATTTTCAATGGACCATTCAACTGTTTTTGTAGTCGTATTTGAATTCGAATCTTCAGAGAAATCGTCTTTGTTTGCCCGGGTTGCATTCGCCGCTGCTGTATTGTTCGTATTATTATTATTATTATTGTTTGACGGTGATTTTTTCATTTCTAACTAACTATACTTTTGGAAAATATAATATGAAATACAAATATGTTTATTTATTCTTAAAAAATATATAAACAAACTTTATACAAAATATATACTCTATTAAATGAACGAATCCACCGACACCGAACCATCACAGAAACCATCCATTCCTCCTCCCAAATATCCCGAGAATTTCCCAGAAATCATTTCGGATTTCACGGCCGATTTGACGACCACTTTCCCCGAATACGCCAATTTGTGGTTCAAATGGACCGACCTGAAAAACGCAACCGGCGAACCCGAATTGGTCGATATACAACACCTGTTTGAATACTGTCTGGTGGTTTACCCCGAACGATTTTTCGATATTCTCTATCAAAACGAAGAGATTTTTTCGCCAGAATCAAACACGAATACTTTCTTTTTACCCAATGTGGATTTCCGGCAATTGTATCATTGTCCAGATGTAAGCGAGACAACTCGCAAAACACTCTGGAAATATTTACAATTATTAATGATTACCATTATGACAAGTATTAACAACAAAACCTGTTTTGGAGAATCGGCCAATATCTTTGAAGGGATCAACGAAGACGAATTACAGAGCAAATTGACTGAAACCATTGATAATTTATCGACGTTTTTCAAAGATATTATTCCAAATGCGGTGGGGGGGGAGGAGGAGGAGGAGGAGGATGACGGTCCTACAGATGATTTGGACGAAGAAGACCAAGTCCCGGATTTAGTCGACGAGAATTCGGCGTCATCGAAAGACCGTCCGAAATCTTCTAAATCAAAAGGAGGTCTGTTTGACAATCTCCCCAATCCCGCCGATATTCACGAAAAACTCAAAGGACTGTTTGACGGCAAGATTGGGAAACTGGCCAAAGAGATGGCCGAAGAATTGACGGATGATTTTATGGGTCTTTTAGATGAAGATGAACGCGCCGATATGAAAAACGTCAAGAATACGGGTGATGTGTTGAAAAAACTGATGAAGAATCCGGCGAAAATAATGAATTTGATGAAATCCGTCGGAAACAAATTGAATACGAAAATGAAATCCGGCGATATTTCGCAAGAGGAAATTATGAAAGAGGCCAGTGAAATGATTGGCAAAATGAAAGATATGGGAGGCGAAAGTGGAGATATGAATGAAATGTTGAAAAATATGATGAAGAATATGGGTGGATTAGCAGGTATGGGCGGTGGCGGTGGCGGAAAAACCAAAGTGAATACGGCGGCAATGGGACAAATGTCCAAGAGACAAGCGCAAGTCGAAAGAATGCGTCAGAGAATCATTGCCAAACAGAACGCAATGGCACCCAAACCTTTGGAGGCGGCTGCGTCGGCGTCGGCAGCGGCATTACCAGAAGGATATTTAGATGGAAATGTGAAATTCGTATTGGAACCCACCAGTTCGGGAAATCTATCATTTAAATTACCCGATGAAGAAGGGGTCCAAGAAAAATCCAAATCCAAAATAAATAACCCTGTAGGACCATCCACGAATGCGACCACCACCGAACCCGACCTGTCTTGGATAGACGAACCCGACTCAAAGACAACGGGAGGTGCCGCTAAAAAACCCAAATCCAAGAAATCCAAAGGTAAAAAATAGTGAATCCAAATATTATATACAAATATATATAGAAACGCATCATGTCCCTTTTTAAATTCATAAATATTCCAGTGTTTTTAATAAGTTTAGCCGTTGGACTTTTCATTGTCTATATTTTTGTCCCAGATACGCGCAAAATATATGTCTATCCAAATCCGGATAATATAGATTCGATTCAATATAAAGACGCAACCGGTTCCTGTTTTTCGCCGGTTCAAACAAAAACGAAATGTCCAAAAGACGAATCGAAAATATCCAAAATACCTGCTCAGTCGTAATATAGGGAAATCCAAAAAATATAGTGTTATTGTATTGGAATGAACTTTAAACGATTGTTAAATACACCTATAGGAACCTGTTTTATTTCGATCCTTTTAGGATTGGGATTAGCCACTCTGTTTCGCAAAGTATGTACCGGAAAAGACTGTATCAATTTCAATGGTCCTGTTATAAGTGAGATTGATGGTAAAACATATAAATTCGGCGAGTACTGCTACAAATACAATTTGATGCCATCCAAATGTGACAGTATGAAGAAAATCATAAACATTGCTCCGCCGAAATCCGATGAAGAAAATAAAGGGATATTGGGTGTTTAGGGAAAAAAAGACCCCCCTTCGCCCCGCCCCCTTAATCGCGTTATATACAATATAATTTTACATATCGAAATTATATTGTATGACCAGTGAAAATATATCGTTTACACGTATTTCGGATTTGCCGGATATGACCAATATGCCCATGATGCCCGGGGGAGCCGGAATGTCCAACAGTAATACTCAGTATATGCAACAGATGAATGTGCATCCGAATCCGTATGGGATCGAAAATAAACATATAGGAGGAATGGGTCCACCAAACCAAATGGGAATGCAATCCTCGATGCAACCCTCGATTGAAATACAAGCGACCGGTTCAGTTCCGCAATATACACAACAACAGATTCAAGAACTGCAGAATATGGTTCAAACACCATTACCATCTCGTGATATTCCGACCAATGTAGACGGCCACGCAATGGACGAACAAATCCGGGTGAATTATATTCCACCTGTAAAAAAACACGAGGATTATGTGACGGATTATATGAAGACAACCGATAAGAAAAACCAGGAATTAGAACATCAAACGCGGGTGTCAAACAGGTCAGATGCACTGTTTGACGCAACCCAACCCGCGATTGTAGCCGCAATCCTCTTTTTCATTTTCCATATTCCACTGGTGAATACAATGATATTCAGACGATTCGCGTTCCTGTCCATTTATTCATCGGACGGCAATTTCAATTTCGGCGGATTGATTTTCAAGAGTCTGGTATTCGGTCTGGCATTTACGGGATTGACGAATGGAATGAATTGGATTTCGGGATGGTAATAAATCCCGGCATTTGTGGTGGGTGTGGGTGGCGTGGGGACTCCAAAACACCAAAACAAAATAACCCTATAGGACCACATATATATATATATACATATACATTATAATGAGAAACATTGAAAATATTAGTCATTATGGCGACATTTTGGCAATTCCTTTTTTTGCCTTATTAAGCATATATTTTTATACAATGAAAAACAAAACAAATATAGAATATATATTTTTGATTTTTAGCATTTCCGGATTTTTATTAGATATATTCTATACGTATTTGTTTTTTACCAGTAATAAATGGGAAATAACCCTGTAGGACCACACCTCTCTCCCCTTTATCCACATACTAAAAAATAATCTTTACAATAATATTTACAAAAACGATTTAAAAAAGAATCACTATATAACAATATAACAAACCCATATATGACCACACCTGAACCTACATCCGCTGCATCCACTACAAAGATTAGACGCGCCATCGGAATCGATTTGGGAACCACCTATTCTTGTGTAGGTGTCTGGCAAAACGATCACGTCGAAATCATTGCAAACGACCAAGGTAACCGCACAACACCCTCCTACGTTTCTTTTAATGCGGGTGAACGTCTCATCGGAGACGCGGCAAAATCGTCCGCCGCCAATAACCCCACAAATACCGTGTTTGATGCCAAACGTCTCATCGGCCAGAAATTCAGCGACCCTAAACTCCAAGACGACCTCAAGCATTTGTCCTACAGGGTTATTTCGAAGGACGACAAGCCGACCATTCGTGTGGATGTGAATGGCGAGGACCGCGATTTCGCACCCGAAGAAATCAGTTCGATGGTTTTGTCGAAAATGAAGGAAATCGCAGAGGCGTATATTGGTGAGACCGTCACAGATGCCGTCATTACCGTCCCCGCATATTTCAATGATTCGCAGCGTCAGGCGACCAAGGATGCCGGTGCAATCGCCGGATTGAATATCTTGCGTATCATTAACGAACCTACTGCGGCGGCCATTGCCTATGGTCTCGATAAACAATCACAAAAAGAACGGAATGTATTAATCTTTGATTGTGGAGGTAAAAATTCTGCTTCCTGTGGTTCAAACCCACCTATTCTTGCATATTAAGATAAGAATAGAATCTGGTTAATTGCTGGAAACTCCTTAAGATTTTCCTACCACAACATAATATGAAAATATAAGTGTGACGGTTTAAAAAAGGTAAAATATTGGATAATCAGCAGCCAATCTTCTAAGTTATCTATACAGATAATATGAAGCAGGTTCAACGACTAGGATATAAATATCCCAAGAATGCCAGAGTTTAATTATTATGATAATTCAGTATAAAAACAAATTTATATATAATAAAAATGGATAATTTTGAAAATATAAGAAACAACATATTGAATTCAGTAAAAGAGTTAAGAGATAAAAAAACGGGAAATAATATACCTATTATTAAACGTAATCTCCAATTTGAAACAAGCAAATATTCATCCACGAAAACAAATATATGGCATGTATTTTTCAATGATAGTAAATTAAAAAAATCAACTGATTATGTAATTACATATAGTTGTTTATTTTGTAATGAATTAAATCATTGTTCATCTACACAATTTTTAAGAAAAATTCGCCAATATAAACCCCAATGTTTTCATTGTAATACCATAAAGTTGAATCTACAAAAGTTTCCGCCAAAAGAAAAAGTCATAAAAGAAGAATTAACATTTATTGAAAAACGCAAAAAAAGTATTATGGAATATGAGTTATATCCAGATACGTTCAAAAATTCATATGAATTATCCCATTTATCCGATAATGACTATCAACGAATTAAATCAAAAATAGTTAGTATAGGAAATGGAAAACATACAGATATAAACGATTATGAATTTTGGACAATTTATAAAGTAAATAACCAAATGCGATTTTCTTCTTTTTTATATGATCCAATTAAAAAATTTATTTTTAAAGCGAATCAACCCATCATGAAATGTGACAATTGCACAAAAGAATGGCGATGTAAAAGTCTCGAATCTTTTAAAAATTGTTATAAAATTTTATGCAATGATTGTAAATTATGTAATCGTACATTCAAAATAAGACCAATTAAAAATATAAATAATGATATAATTATTTATCAGTCAAAATTAGAATTAAAATTTGTTCATTGGTGTGAATCAAATAAATTGACGGTTAAAAATGGTCCTACAGTTGAATATATGTTTAATGGAAAAACAAAAAAATACAGGGTTGATTTTCAAATTGAAAATATATTAATTGAATTAAAAGACTTTCATATATGGCATAGAAACCAAGTAGACACTGGACAATGGGACGCAAAAGTGAATGAAGCAAATAAATATATAAAAGATAATAATTTGGACAAATATTATTTCATAACTCCTAATAACTGGAATCAAACAACTACTGAATTATTAATAAGATTAAATAAGATATAGTCTGACCTCATATGAAAATATGAGAAATATCGTTTTAAATTACGATATAAAAACAAGAATGTGGGAACATTCGATGTCAGTATATTAACAATAGAGGACACCATATTTGAGGTCAAGGCCACTTGCGGAGACACCCATTTAGGAGGAGAGGATTTCGATACCCGCATCTGCGAGCATTTCATGGAAGAGTTCAAGCGCAAAAACAAGAAGGACCTGTCTGACAACAAACGTGCAATGCGCCGACTCCGCAATGCCGCCGAAATCGCCAAACGCACACTCTCCGCCGCGACCACTGCCAATGTTGAATTGGATAGTCTGTATGACGGAATCGATTTCATTACTACCATTACCCGCGCCAAATTCGAGAATCTGTGTGATGACCTTTTCCGCAAAACAATGAAACCCGTCGAGCAAGTTTTGGCGGATTCCAAGATGTCCAAGAGTCAAATCGACGACATTGTTTTGGTCGGTGGTAGCACACGCATCCCCAAGATCCAACAATTATTGTCCGATTTCTTCAATGGCAAAGAACTCTGTAAGACCATCAATCCCGATGAATGTGTGGCATATGGCGCGGCGGTTCAAGCGGCGATTCTAAGTGGTTCGAAAGACAGCAAGATTTCGGACCTTTTACTATTGGACGTCTGTCCACTCAGTCTCGGATTGGAAACCGCGGGTGGTGTAATGACCAAACTGGTGCATCGCAATACCACTCTTCCGACTAAAAAATCACAGACATTCTCGACCTATTCGGATAACCAGCCGGGTGTTCTCATACAGGTATTTGAAGGCGAACGCGGAATGACCAAAGACAATACTCTTTTGGGTACATTCCAGTTGTCGGATATTCCGCCAATGCCTCGTGGTCAACCCCAAATCGAAGTCGTTTTTGACGTGGATTCGAACGGTATCTTGAATGTCTCTGCCTCGGAAAAATCCAGCGGGAAATCGGAGAAAATCACCATTAAAAACGACAAGGGACGATTGACTCCCGAGGAAATCGAGAAAATGGTTCAGGATGCGGAGAATTTCAAAGAGCAGGATGAGTTGTTGCGACAGACCATTGAATCCAAAAATGGATTAGAATCCTATGTGTATGAAGTCAAGTCCCGTGTCGAGAAGGAATACAAAGACAAGATTTCGGAGGAGGAAAAAACAGAGGTGTTGGACAAAGCCGCCGAATTGGATACTTGGCTTGCAACACATCCAAGTGAAACAAAGGAGGTGTATGACGAAAAGAAGAAAGAATTGGAAACCATTTTTGTAGAAATTATGAAAAAAGTGGTGGGTAATGGTGGTGGACCGGGTAGTGGACCGGGTAGTGGACCGGGTGGACCTATGCCAACCGGACCCGATGGAAATCCCATTTTTAATATGCCAGGTATGCCACCAATGCCCAATTTTTCAACTCCTGATTTTTCCGGAAAATCCAATGATGACCCAGATGATTTTATTCCAGTACATCAACCATCCTCGTCATCATCATCCACATTTGAACCTCAAATTGATGAAGTAGACTAATATGTCAAATACATA